TCCTTCTGCCCATCCTAATTTTGAATCAGCAAAAACTATTGTATCATCTATTTCATTAAATTTATCAGGCAATGATGGCATTTTATTAACAAATTGTCTTTCTACAGAAAATCCTATACCTGTATTATGAACAATACAACCATTAGATAAAACATAATTATGTGTTTCTGGAATACTCATATCCCAGTATTCACTATTATCTTTAATTTTTTTTATTTTGGTTATTTTCATTTACTATCCTTTCACCTATTTTATTAATTTTATTATAACTATATCCTATTCTATAGTTTTTTAATTTATATAGAATAGGATATGGAAATTAATTTATTTCATGGAAATTTTTAATATCATCATTTTCTGTTAGATCACAAGCTTTTACCCATCCTCTATTAGTAGTAAGAAATTCATGATCATATGTACATCTTATAATAAGACCATCTTCTGTTTCTATTTCTATTTTTTCTTTATTTTTTGTATTTGGCATGTTTGTAACCAAAACAGGATTTGTATATTTAAAATTTTTGTTTTTTTCATCATATGTTAATACTTTATCATCTACAGTTATTTCTGATATTTTCTTATTACCTATTGATGTTTTAATTAATGTGTTCTTATCAAAACAACCACACATCAAAATATATAAAATTTCACTAAAAGCAGCAGGATCATCCATAATAATACTGGCACAATTGTATCCACAAATATTTTCTCTATCAAGAGCTTTTCCTGCTGTCCACAATGATCGCATAGATGGCATTAATTCAAAATTTAATATTGAATCTATAACATCTTTAAATGATTGTTTATCTTCTTCAGGCACCCTTTCAATCATAAAATCACCGTATCTTTTTACGGTTTCTTCCCATTTTTCTCTTCTTTTTAAAGAATCAATCCATTTAGAATAAGTTCTTACATATATTAATTCTTCAAAAGATGTCATAAAATTATTCATATATGCTCCGTTATTTTTAGACAAATATAGCCCTTTATGAATTAAAGGGCTATATTTGCATTTGTTATATTCTGTTTAAACGTCTAGATATTCTCGATTGTTTGTTCTTTTTTCTTCTTGATTGTTTTCTTGCTTCTAAGGTAGGTTTTGTGTATCCAGGCCTATATCCTGTAGTTAATAAGCCCCTTTTAAACTTTTCTTTTCTGTTAAACTTTGAAAGATATTCTTTAACAGCTTCTTCTGTAAATTCTTTTTTCTCATTTTCAGATAATTCACTAACATCTTTATTTAATTTTTTTATTTTGTTCTCAACAGCTTTTTTAATTTCATCAGGTAATTTTCCTTCAGGATCAATATCAATTTTGTTATTTGATTGATCTATCACATTTTCCATAGTATGTTATCTCCTTAAATTTTATAACCAAAACAAATTCATTTATTAGTACTGCCTATGCCACCTTTTCTTTCCTCTTCAGTATTGCAATTATCTGATTCTAGATATTTTTCAAAAATACCCTGGACTAACCCTTCACCTTTTTTAAAGTGCATTGTTTCTTTACCAAAATTATGTAATGACACACCTATATTTCCATTATTTTTAATGTTATTATAATAATCAGAATCAACAATACCAACAGTATTTTTAAGTCTTATATTTTTCTTCATACTAGATGCCCGTGGATATATTTTTAATACTTCATCATCTAACATGTAAGATTTAATATCTGTCCAAAAAAAATAATATTCATTTGGTTCTATTTTAAAATCTTCGGATGCAAAAAAATCATAACCAGCTGAATTTTTTGAACCTTTCAATGGTATTATAACATCTTTTTGGTTTTTAAAAGTTTTTAAATGATCTTTATCAACAACTTCAAATCCTCTTATTCTTGACATATTTATCTCCTTATTTTTGATATCGCCTGTTAAAAAATCTTTGTTTAGCTTTATCAAATTTCTCTTTATCATAAAGAAAAACGTTATATTTTTTCTCTAATTTTTTAGCCATTATACCATAGTCTATTCTTTTTTGTACAATAGTATCGTTCATAAAAAGAAAAACACCATCTTCTTCTGTTATATACTTATTTTTTTCTTCATCTGTCAAAGAATCTATTGATTTTTCTTTATCAATGCAATAAGTAATAAGATCAGTTAATCTATTAATAGGATTAACCAATATAAATAATTTACTTTTTGATGGTATTTTTAATGTTTTATCTTTGAGTATCCATTCTGATTCATCATGATAAACCTCACCAATTCGCAATAAAGCATTCCATAACAAGTCACGCACATCTTTTTCTTCCAAATTGTATTTTACACCTGTTTTATCAGAAAAGTCAGTATTAATTTTTCTAGTTAGAAAAATAGAAAGCTTTTTAATATTATTAATTTTTGGTAACTTTTTAGACCAATCCCATCCCATATTAAATAGACTATAATATTCAGCATCATGTGATAGTTGTCTATATTTAGGATCCTTTTTTATCTCTTTTGTTAAATAATCAAGTATGTTTTCTAAAACTCTTCTATTATCTCTAGAATTGAATATTCTTTGTAATGCAACCATATCATTAGCAAGAAAATAATGTGGATTGTCATACATCACACGTGTTAATTTATTCAATTTTATTACTTTTTCGGAATCCATAACAAGCATAGCATCTCTAGCTACACCTAGGAAATTAAATTTTATATTGCCTGATCCTGATATACCTGATATATTTTCAAATTTTTCTTTTTTTAGATGTTCAAATCCGTCATATAGGTCAAATGCAACAAAAAATTTTCTAGGTATATCTTCACTAGAAAAAGATTTTTCTATTAAATAATGTTTAAATTTCATTTTATTCCTTTATATTTAATATAAATTTAATAATTTTTGCTCAACGTTAGTCCAATTATCAAGGAAATAATTCCAATTCTTTTTTTCAATATATTTATACATTTTATCAGGATGTGGGAAGTTTTTTGTTTTATACATTTTCATAATACTATCTTGAAGTGATTTAGGTATACGTTTAAAATCCATAAGATTTCTATTAAATTCATATCTCTCTTCTAAATTATTGTCTTTTAACCACTTTTTCCATCCATAAGTGATAACTTTTTCTAATGTTTTAGGGCCAAACCCAGGTTTTCTTTTACCTTGTGGATGATCTAAAGCTGTTTTAATATTAAATATGTCATCTTTGGATTGACCTAGAAGGCATTGTTCAATAATAAAATGTTCAGGGCTAGGGTGTTTTAGTTCAGCTTGTTTAAGAGGGCTATATATTGATACTCTGTTTTTTTCATATAATTGCATAAAGTCTTTATCAACACTAATAATATGATGTTTTTGTGGTGCGTTTTGTACTATAGTGCCTATAATATCATCACCCTCTGCATTTTTATGTCTTAGTATTTTAAAAGGAAAATTTTCTTTTAATTCTTCCATAAAAGATTTATAATGAGAAAAAACAAGACCCCAGTCTATTTTATTATCTTTTTTTCTTGATTCTTTATATCTAGGCCAGTATATTTTCCTCCATATTGAATTCTTATCACCATCTATAGAAAAAACCAATTCTGACGCGTTAACATCAGAAATAGAATAATATATTACTTGAAAAATTTTAAATTCAAAATATTGCCAATCATACTCAATCACATTTTTTTTCTCTTTATCCCATATAAGAGTTCCATCTGAATGCAATGACCGCATCATTGCATTATTGCCATCGATTAGCACAGTTGTTGACATATTATTATATCCCCTTTTTTAACCATTTATTAATTTTCTGAATTTCTAGATAATTATCCAATAAAATTTTTTCTTCGTTTACTATTAATAAATCTATACCTTTTTGATCACATTGATAAGCTTTTATCTTATCAATTTGTTTCTTTTTAGATAAAGAATGCCAATAAGTACCATTATATTCAATAGCTTTGTTTAAATCAGGTATCCATATATCTAGTTCTAGATTTTTGCCTGTTAAAGGATTAATTATTTGAGTTCTATCATTCCTTATAATATCATAACCAAGTGATTCAATATAATCTTGTAACTCTATTTCTTGTTTACTAGCTGTCGATTCATTCCAGCAAATAGGACAGCGAGCACCTTTTTTAAAACAATAAAATCTTACTTTATATTCATGGCATTCTGGACATTTAATTTTTAATTTAGAGCTTGCATTTTTATAAGTTTTTGACAGTAATCGATACCCTTCTATTTTTTCTATAAAGGATTTAACATATTCATATGTTAATTTTATACCACCATTGCATTTAGCACATCTTTGGCCACGATAAAAATTACCATATGTTACTTTATATTCATGTCCTTTATCACACTCAATTAATAATCTTGTATTAGCATTTTTATAAACGCTTGATATTAATTTATAATTAAAAGACTCTATATATTTTTTAACATGATCGTAATTTAATTTTTGATTATTCATATAACAGATAGGACATCTTCTACCAAGCTTAAAATTACTATATGTTGTTTTATATTCATGTTCTTCCGGGCATTTAATTTTTAATTTAGAGCGGCCATTTTTATAAGTATTTGATAGTAATTGATAACCTTCTTTTTCTATATAGTCTTTAACATATAAATATGTTAACTTTGTGCTCATTTTATAGATCTTACTAAAGATTTTCCATTATCATCAGTATATTTAATATAAAATTTTCTTTGATATTTTGATCCTTGCATATATTTTTGAGCATCAGATCCATTATTAAATCTAAGCCTTTTTCTACCTCCTTGCATATTCTGAAAAAACTCTTTATTTGAAACATTAAAACATGGGAATTCATCTTTTCCACGTTTAACTGATTCAGGTGCTACGACACCATCTACATCTGTTTTAAAGCCATCATCATTTGTTTGTGATTGATCACCATCAGATTTAATATCATCAGATGGCATATTATCATCTCTAAATTCACCCATTATTCATCCTCTCCTTTTAAAACATGTACAATTATATTATCTAACATATCATCTGTTATAACTCTGTTTGGATTTTTATATTTTTGTTTTTTCATCAGTGTTACACATTTTCTTAGCATATCCTTCATTTTATAAAAATTTTCATCTTCTTTTTTATCTTCCTTTTCTTCATTTATGTCATTTGAAAGAATTTTTATAATGCTTTCGTTCGCTTTAAATTTATAAAAAAGGTCTTTTATTCTTTTATATTTTAATCTTTTTTCACTATCAACATAAAAATAATACTGCATTAGAATAGGCTTTAACCCTTTTAATTCTAATGTATCTATTAATTTTTTTTTATTATCATCTTTTAATATAAGTGTTGTTTCTTTATTAGATATAATATCATATAAAAATATCATTATTATATCTAAAAACTCATCAGGTGATGAAACTATCTTACTCATCTTTTTTTAACTCCTTTATTTTCATTATATCACTAGGTGAGATATTTGTAAAAAAATCATTCATTTTCATACAACATATTTTTTGATCACCTGTTTTTATAATAAAATAATCTAATAATTCTGTTTTATCAAACATATTTTTTATATTTTCTGTAATGAAAATCAATGGTTCTTGTCTATCTTTTTTATATATTACCATTGGTTCTTTACAATTTTTATAACAATCTCTTATCGATTGTTCCCAAAATTGTAGTATCTCATTATTTTTCACTTTTTTAAAGAATTTATTAAATGAACTTTTAGGATACCCTGCTTTTATCTCTATACTAAATATATCAGTAAGAAAATTGCCTTCGGGTAATACAGAAATAATATCACCTGTTAAATCAGGATTTTGAGCTGTTACAGTAGCTAAACCACCTGAAGAAGGAGATCTCCACCATATATAAGGTTTTTCTTTTCCTGAATACCATTTTGTTAACATTTTACAAATAGTTCTTTCATAACTGCTGCCTTTTGACTTGCCATTTGACATAACATTTTCTCCTTAATAAAAAATTAAAAACCCCAAACTATAAGTATTTATATAGTATGGGGTTAAAGAGAAAATATATTCTGTTTTTTATTATTCTATTTGTATGAATTCTTGATCTTCATATGGTTCCTTAAAAGCAAATTTAATAGTCATTATGCCATTTTCAACAAAAGCTTTTGTTTTTTTAACATCGACGACATCACTATTTATAGGCACTGATTTATTAATTTTTTTGAAACCTTCCTTTTCACCATTCACAAAAAGATTATTCTTCTTAATAGATATAGTCAAATCATCTTTAGAATACCCAGGCACCTCTAATATTAAAACTTCTTTTTCCTTATCATCTGAATAATAAAACCCATAATATCTAGAAAAGTCAAAATTTCTTTGTTTAATTAAATCATCATATATAGTCATAGTTTTCCTCCTATATTAAAATTAAAAAGTAGTTATATTTTTTCATATTATTAATATAACTACTTTTTATATTTTGTCAAGAAAAAAGATTACATATTTTTTAATTCATTTAAAAGATCTTCATCATTCATATCATCATCAGATTTATCATCAGATTTATCATCAGATTTATCATCAGATTTATCATCGGATTTATCATCGGATTTATCATCAGATTTATCATCGGATTTATCATCAGATTTATCATCAGATTTATCATCCTTAGGGGCACCATCCTTTTTAGGTTTCATATTAGTATCCCCTGTCCGTCTTTCAAATTCTTCTTCAATGTCTTCCCAAAACCCTTCAACCTGAAGCAATTTTTTATGTTCATCCCATGTTAGTTTTTTACTTTCAAGATATTCTTCAAGAGATACAGTTTTTTCCATTAGTTTTTCAATACCTTCTTCTGTATCAGCAATAGCTGAAGGCTTTCTAGAAAAAATAGTATCAGAATAATCAGGCCATGTTTTGCCATTTTTATCAGGTTTTTTAGCTTTAATTTTAACAATCAAATCATATCCATTTTCAGGATCAAATACAGCCATTCCATATCCTTCAGCTTTATCAGTAATTTCGTTTTTGATTTTTGATTCCACTGTAGCAGGAAATTCATAAAGTTTTACTTTACCGGATGATTTATACTCATCATCTTTATCATCATCTCTTGGATCATTAACAATGAGAGTATTACATACAAATTTATCTTGTCTTTTATATTTAAAAGCCAGTTTTTTATCTTCTTTATTACCTTTATAAAGCATTTGATTCAATGCACACCATGGGCAATAATTATCCATTGCTTCTGATTTAGGACAGTGAATAAAATGATGTTTTTCATCAATAACAAAATAATGAAACATATATTTTGTATAAAAATTACTATCAGGATCAGGTAGAAGTCTGATTCTATACTCTTTTGCTTTATCTACAGTTCCCATAGTAGGATTTTTCCATTTATCATAAAAACCACCACCACTGTTTTGTTCCAATGGTGCTTCGTTGGCTTTTTTATTTACAAAATCCTTAAATTTGTCAGTCTTTATCCATTTGCTCATGTTACCCTCCACATATTAATTATTATTAACAACCATTCTTTAACTTATAATATCAAATATACTTAAAATAGTAAATCAATTCTCATTTAACATTTCATTTTTGTATTTTTTCTTTTTCTTCTTCTTTTCTTTAAGTGTTTCACCATCACCATATATAAGCTGGTCTTTCACTTGTTTCTTTTTTTGTGGTTTGTCCATATAAGGTTTGTTATTATCTATCATAAATTATCCCCTAATTTTTTTATATATCTACTATACCTTTTTACAAGTGATTTCATCTCACTTTCGTTATTATAAATATATGAAAGATATCTCTTGTTTATATTACCATTTGGTATATATCTATTAAATAATAAAAATGATAATAAAACTTTATCTATATTATTCTTCATATATTCAATAACAGCAAAAGATGGTTCATTAATATCTTTTAAATCATTTAGTGACTTGATATTAATAGATTTTAAATAAGAAAAAGACATTTCAATATCATCCTTATTTATTGACTGACGCTTTTTCTTTTTATCTTGTTTAATATATTCTTTAATAATTGAGCTGTTCAGGAATTTTGAATAACTGAAAGTTTTCCATAATTTTAAACCACATTTAAAATATTCACGTGGGCATATATTATTCCATTTTGTATTAAACCTATCAGTTAATGATTGAATAATTTGGAGATTTTCTTCTTTGATCTTTGGAATTTTTTTGACTGGCTTTTGTCCTTTTACTTCTTTAAAATAATTTATAATATCTATTATTTCATAATACATCAGTCCCACCAATATAAAACATTTTGTTGAAGGAAATTAAGAACCTTTTCTAAATCTTTATGTTTTTCTTTATCTGCTTGTAACATTATATTAATATATTCTTTTCTTTCTTGGTTTTTTTCTTCATCTGATAAATGGGATCTTCTATTTCTGATTATATCATCAATGTCTTTGTTAAAGTCAATTATTGTGCCCCATTTCTTTTCGTGTTCAGTTATATAAGGATCAGCATAATTATCTTTATTAATTCTATCTAATAAAGCAACACAATATTCCATTTGCAAAGCATATTCATCAGCTGGAACAACCATACCATATTTTCTATATTTTTTGGCATCATTTTTTAGTTTAAATCTAATTAGATTCAAAAAATAATAAGAATCAAACCATTTATCTGACCATAAAATACTTTTATATTCCCATGTATTAAGAATAAAATTCATAGGACCATACCAAAAAATATCTTTTAGTCTATTAAACCCTCTACACATTTTAAAATAAAAACTTTCTATTTTGGTATCATGTATAGCAGGATGATTAAGAAACCAATCTTCAATTTTTTCAAATAAAGAAACTTTCATTTCATATTCAGTTATTTTACTCATAATATTACCTTTTATGGCGGGCCATGATGGATTCGAACCACCAACTACTAGATTTGGAGTCTAGCGTTCTTCCAATTAGAACTAATGACCCTTGAATTTTTATATCAAAGAAATATT